CACCATTTTTCAACACTCTCAAGCTTGCTCTGGAAGCTAAGCCCACTCTAACACGGCTGGTTGCTTTTACAGACGGCGCGCCTACGGATTGTCTCGCGGCGGAAGAGAGTAATAAAGGCGCTGTTACAGGGCACTACTCAGAACAGCTTGATCCTTGGAAATCGAGTGCAAATGTTATCATTAAAATCGCTCACGATGTAGCACCAACTGACAGCTGTATCCCAATCGACACCGTGTACTTTGGTGCTGGTATAGATTATGAAACTTGTCAAATGGATCTGCTCCGTTATCTTTCCAAAGAAACTGGCGGATACTTTTTGCACTTCGATCCTGCAAAGGTGAACTTTCGCACAGCCTTCAAGTATCTTGCACCTACTCACCGGCTCATGCTGTCAAGTGGTAGTTTCCGAGCAGCGGTAGAAAGCGGGAAGAAGAAATGAATAAACGTGGACGAAAACAAGACCAGGGTAATTTTGGAGTGCGTCCACTAGGAGAGATTGCCAAAGAACTTGGCATTACGATACTTTGGACAGATGATTTTCGTGAAAATCTAGTCGGCTATGTAACAGGAGCCGGTGCTTATGTTATTTTTATGCTAGGAAGGTACTCTCGATGATGCTTCCATCTGAGGCAGCCCGCGCACAACAAGCCCTGCTCGCAGCATATTCACCTCTCGTACAGAAGCAGGTTTCTGTGCTGACGCGAAAGATGCTGGTTCTCGGCTTCAGTGCGCTATTCACACGTCTTGTAGAAGGTCCTGTGGTTCGGACCTTCTATTTTAGTCCTGTCGGTGAGCCGAAGTTTTCTTCTATTCTCAACAAAGAAGAAGAAATCGCCGGCTCTCTCGCTGTCGAGAGTGTTTCTATTGACCGCGCTCTCGGCGAAATCTCAATTGCGGTGCCGCGTGAGGATCGTCAGACTATACATTTTGATTCTTGTCTCCATACAATGATGACTTCTACCGAAACCGCCTCAATGGCTCTGCCGTTGTTAATGGGTCAGAGTACGACTGGAGAACATCTCTATGCAGATCTGGCAAATCAACCTCACCTGCTCATTGCAGGCGCGACAAATTCAGGTAAATCTGTCTTCACGGCCCAGCTTATTTGTTCTCTTGCTTTGTTTCGTAGCCCGGAGGAGTTGGAATTTATTCTTGTTGACACAAAAAATCTTGATCTCGTACTATTTAGAGGACTCGAACATGTTAAATATGTCCTCAGCAATATTTCCGATCTCAGAGCAAGTCTCGTCCAGCTACTTGAAGAAGTTAGACTAAGAAACATGCAGATGAGTGGGTTGGTAAGGAATATCAGGGAGTGGAACCAGATGCATGATAATGGTTTCGCTGATCCTGGTGAGCGTAAGATGAAATACAAAGTTCTCATTGTCGATGAGCTTGCTGATGTTTTTATGCAAGATGAAGCGGAAATCTCACAGATTGAAAAAGCAATCCGTCCACCATCAATCAAGTTTCTGCTTCAACAAATCTCTCAAATCTCTCGTGCCGCCGGAGTACATCTTATCTTGGCTACTCAACGGCCTAGTGTAGATATACTCCCCGGCACAATCAAAAACAATTTCCCTGCGCGCGTTTGTTTCAAAGTCCCAGCGCGTGTAGACAGTCGTGTTGTCCTTGACGCTGATGGCGCACAGAACTTACTCGGTATGGGAGATTATCTCTACCGAGTCTCTGGCACGGACACTGTCCGGCGGGCGCATAGCGCGTTCGTTTCAATCACAGATATTGCTATGCTCATTGAACAAAATGAGCAAATAAGGAGAAGCTATGACTCAATCACGCGCTGAGGCAGAACGTCTAATGGAAGAACAACATCTTGGAACTGGTGACTATGAGCCAGCTTTCCAAGCTCATGAGCAGGATGAACCATTCGACAAGATTGAGGATGATTTTGCTGAAGACTGGGATGAAGACGATGAGGATGAGGATGATTGGTCTGATACAGAAGATAGGCCGATTGAGGCAAAAGAATGATTGTAAAAATACAAAGACCTCTCTTCAGCTCTAATGAGTGTCCTACAGTGCTGATCTATAACAAAGACAGAACTGTAGAGTATCAGACTCCCTACAATAATGAATGGGAGACTTGGTTTGGAGATAAGCTTAAAAGATATACTAAAGCTTATCTCCATAAAGGTATTCTCGTAATTAAACAGCCTGTTCAAGATAAATCTTGGTAGCTTGGCTTGCGCCGGAGGCCACCCTGTGGGTTTGGGGTGGCTTTTGACGTGCCGAGGGGCCAAACCCTTGAAAAGACTCGACTTAGGGGATGTTTCGGGACGTCCTGGGGGCGGTTTTACGGCTGCATACACCCGTTGACAAGTGGGCAACCGTGGCCTATACTCGAAGAGTCGCCTCCCTAGAGGCATCCCCTTCGCATCGAGGTACTATGAACGCTAACGAGATTACAGTCGGAACCACATTGAGAATCCTCAAGTCACAAGCGGCAGCGTTGAAGCAGCTCCAAGCTTCTGACGGCGCTTCCGCTTCTGCCTTGGTACGAGTACTCCTCACAGAGTTCTTTGAAGGTAGGATTCCACAGGTGAGAGCAAGAAACTTGCTTTTGCTTGAGCAAAGCCGTGCTACAGAGGCGGCGAAAAAGAGTCAGTTTCAGCAGTCCACGCAAAAAGCGTAAGGAGCGGTAGCATGGGTGATGGTATTGATGACAGAGAGTTTGATGAGTTAGAAGACACATCAGATTCTCCACTCGAACATCCTGGAGAACTCTTTCCACCAACAGACGAAACAGAAGAAATAACTCCAGAAGAAGCGGAGACAACAGATATTCCTCTTGCAGTCGTCGAGCCAGTCGAGGAGGCACATTTAACCTCTACAGTTTGTGATGTCTGCCTTGAGTTAAATCTTGTGACAAAGACTTGTATCCGTTGTGTTCGTTGTGGCCAAGCATTTTGTCTACACTTTGCTTCAACCGTGGATGCTCAGTATTGTGTGAATTGCCTCAGCGATATAAACATGGTGAAGAGCATAATCACAAAAACCTACGAGCACAAGAACGATGAGACTCACACAACTACGTTTTATCGTCGTAAAGCACGGGAAGTCACGATTTCTGGACTTGATTGGCTTTTTAGCCAGCGTAAGATCTACGAGCTTTCGAATATTGAGTTGGATCTTTCGATAGAGTATCATCGGAATATTCTCAGCTTGATGATCGCAGAGCAAGAGAAGAAGCGTACCGAATACATGCATCGCTATGCTGGAATCAAAGTTCATATTCCAACGCCGGCGACAACGGATGTGCATGATAGTACAACGACCACAGTAAAGAAAACTCGTACAATCTCCAAGAACAAACAACAAGAACAGCTTGCGGCATTGCTAAAGCAGATGCAAGCTAAAGGTATGAATCTAAATGACATTGCTAAGATGATTAAGAAGTGAGAAAAAGGAGAATTCATGGTCAATGAAATAGGTGCTCATAAGTGTTGGACTGTCAGAGTCAGAGTAAAACCTAATATTGACGAGATTTACAATGTAATAGCTGGGAATGCTGTTAAAGCAGCTGAAAACGCGGCCGCAGCATTCCGCGTCGTTCACATGACAAAAATAACTGCTGATATGATTGAGATCAAAGAATCAGCTTATTTCATATGGATTGATGAACAAACGATAGGATAGGAGAATCTCAAATGCCCCGAGGAGTGTATCTTCGACCAGCGAAAAAGCGTCAGCAAGCGGCCCAGGTGCAGAAGTTGCCGTTTGTGGAAGGAATTCTTGCAGAACGTGCTAAGACCCACGGAAAATTCGTTGAAGTCGCTAGAATAGCGCAAGCTTTTAAAGAGGTCATGCGCAACTCTGAAGGATGGCAGAATCTTAGTCCTTCGATGCGTGAATCTCTTGAAATGCAAGCAAGTAAAAAAGCACGTATCATAGCCGGTAATCCAACACACAAAGATTCTTGGATTGACATTGAAGGATATGCGCATCTTGTTTCAGAAAGGCTTTCCTAATGAAACCATCCGGTCAGTTGATTGAATTTCTCAATCGTACACCGCTGCCGTGGATGCGGTATGATGAGCAGAAACAAAAACTCATTGTAATCGCAGACAATCATCTTCTCCAAACCTATCGTAACTGTCCACAGCACTTTGTCTATGGAAATGTTTTTGGTTTCCAGCGTAAGAGCGACGTGCGAGAAGATGAGCGTCAACGCAGCTGGTATCTAGACTTCGGTGTACTTCTTCACAAGATGCTTGAAGTCTACTACCAAGATTTTCGTAAGCCTGGCTTCGATATGTGGCCATGGGCTACAGATAGAGCCATCTATGAATGGCAGCAGATGAAAATGGATGTTCACTGTGAGCACAAAGAATGTAAGCTCATTGGAGGTATGCACGGGTTTGTAGGCTTGCTCTCGCAGTACGGTACTGTGATGGCGCCGTTGAATGAGAAGATTCGCATTCTCGGAACTGAAGTTTCTTTCGGTCGTGGCGGCGAGGTTCCATTGTACATCGGCGAGGATATAGAAATCTATCTCGCTGGTCGCATGGATCTTATCGTAGATGATGGTTTCTTCATCTGCCCTATGGACCATAAAACCATGGGCTCTTTCCGCGGCGATCCTGGATTACAGTTTGAGACAGAAGAAGGTCCAACTGGGTACATTTTTGCACTTTCAAAGATTCTTCCAACACTTGTTCCAGAGGAGCAGATACTCAAACGGGATTGTTCAAAGATTCTAATGAATCTCATTCAGAAAAAACCCACAACCAACTCAGAGGAGCGTTTCAAGCGTGTGCCAATTAGGAAGACTACGGCACAGCTTGAGCAGTATCAAGATAGAATGATAACGACAGTCTTTCATCTTATCAGAGACTTGGAATCTATCGCTGATAACCATTCGGTTCCTCGTAACACAACCGCCTGTGTGAATTGGCACTATGGAGTATGCGATTATCGAGATGTATGTCGTCAAGGTTCGAGAGATGGTGAGATAGCTACTCTTAACAATGGTTTCATCCAACTTCCAATCTGGAACACGGAAGAAGTGGCACCAACAACCTAGGAGATTTTATGGGAATGTTCACA